TGAGAAACAGAACGGATTATGGCAAGTCTGGGTTGAACATCAAAACACCGCAGACATCGAAGCCTTTGCCCAAGACGCAACCAAACAAAAAGCAATCTTTAAGCTTGGCATGGATTGGGCCAGAAAAAACCGATAGTCAATACACCCTCACAGCCACACAGAAGCCCCCTCAGTGGGGCTTTTGCTTTTTCTGGGGCATACCTAGCCTAACCAAACTTACCCGCCCTCATTTGCAGGCTTTGTGGCCTTCTAGGATCTATTGCCCATGTCAGTCTAACCAGTGCCGCTTGGTACTCCGCTTTCACGCTGTGGCGCGACTTTCCCAGAAGCTTAGAAAGATACGCCCACTTTGGCCCACGCTCCCGGCCAACGGCACTATGCGCAGCCGCCCAAATGATTTGCCGATCTTCTTTGCTGAGAAGCAATCCTAAGTCGATAGCATTATCCAAGCGATCTATCTGCTCAGATGTTGGCTGTATACGCACGACTTGCGCATCAGACCAGCCATAGGCTGACCAGCTTTGCACGTACTCAGGCCAGCTTGACATCTTCTGCTTGCGAAACGGAGCAGGCAAGGCACGCTCAGTCTGCGCAGCCTCAAGAAATAAATCATGCAAATCTGTAACCGTAAGCTTGCTGTAATTACTCTGCCGCATCAGCCATGTTCCTTTCAACCTGTTCCGCAAACTGCGCCTGCTCCATAGGTGACATCGCCATCACAGACGAAACAACCTGCATATAATTATCACGCGAGTTTACCTTACGAAGAAATCTAAGGATCTTTTCTAAACGATAAGACAACGGATCTTCCTGTATCTTTTTCACCGCTGCTTTGTACGCTGGCCGCATCCGCTGCAATGTCTGCACCAGCTTTTGATTTGCCCGATCATCTGTACAAGCTTGTACTGTATGACCAGTCTTACAAGTATTTATAGTATTAGTATTTATGTATTCCTTAGTATTAGGAATACTAGTATTTACGTAATTACTAGTATTTATGTATTTACTAGTATGTATCTCGCCTGCGCGGCTCGCGTTAGCGTACTTGGAAAAGCCCATATGTCAATCCCCTTTATTTAGCCGCGACAATGTGTCTATAATCACACGATCATCATCGCTTTTGTAGGCTAGATCTGCGTAGAGATATGCGTAGTTTACCAAGTCAACGATGTTGTCTTCGTCGTTCTTCCCGGCAATCTCTCTGGCAATCTTCATATCACTGAGCATCAGGCAAACTGTACTTTCCGAAACCGGCACGCCTACGTGCTGGCTCCAGCGTTGTGCCAGCAGGCGGTAAAGCTTGCTGTGATGCCCGCGCTGCTCTGCTCTTTGCAGCAATATCTCGCTGCTTTTTTTCTGCAATTCTTCGATGTAAGTCACAAACTGTCTCCCAACATTTCTGGTTACTGGCGCAAATCAACTCGCCGCTAAGCAAGATGACCCAGCCATCTAGGTTTAGATCGTGCAAGAACCCGCAGCCCTTGCACGTTACGGGCCTACTCTTCTTCCTGCCCATGATCAGGCACGTAGCCATACCCCTCGCAGTCCTCGCAAGTCACGTTGACCTCGCTGAGAAAACCACCGTTTACATAATCCACGACAGGCTTTTCAGCCATGCGCTCTCCATCGCCGTGACAAGCCGTGCATTTCTTAGCAGGCTCTTCCCAACGCTGACCGTGTGCAACAAAACTGAACACAGCGCCATCAGAAGTTACACTTAAACTTTTCACAGCCAATCCTTTCTTAGCAGAATTGTATATCCAAACATTTTAAACAGCGTGCGCTGCTTTGGATTGTGCCGCTTGTGCGCCTTGCGCATCCGTTTACTGTGCGCTTGCCGTTGTTGCTTACTCCATGCCATTTTTACTCTCCTTTATTTTGGCTTCGTATCTCCAAAGAACCTCAGTGACGCGCTTTCGATTAACGCCTTTAAACGACATACGCTTGCAAATTATTTCCTTGTCCTTGCCCTGCTTGGCAAGCTTAATAATCTCTTGCGTTTCTGGGTTCATCTCACGCCCGCCAACCTTGTATTCTGGCGGTCTATTGGTCTTAAATTCTTGCGTTCTACCATCACGCTCACGCGCTCGCTTGCGCTCTTCCTTTGCAAGCTCCAACCATTTAACTGCTACCGACAATCTTTGCTCCCTCTGGTCTTGGTTTAGGTCTAATGTTTGGGATAGGTCTGCGGTAATCTGCTTCCCCACCCATCTCTACGCATTGCGGCAAAAAGATCCGCTCAAGATCATAGTATGCCGAAAATTCTTTGCACTCATCAACGGATGAAAACACCACAAACGCCATGAACACCGGCTCAGCTAACGTCATCGCCATGCCCTTTCTTGTCGATCCAGCCAAGCCATTCTAGCACAGCCTCATAGGTTTCGATTGGCAACACAACCAACGTGCGGCCACGATCCCGGCGCACAAACAGCATGTCACTGTCATCTTGATCGAGCGCATCGTACAGATCCTGATATGCCCTCGCTCTGCGCTTGCACTCAGCGAGCAACGCAAGCTGCGGCCCGATCTTTATGTCACCAGAATAATTGCCTTTGACAGCACCTGACAACGGTATGCGCTCTGCATCTACGCCTCTGTCTTTGTGCCAGTTTACAATCTCGCGCTCAAAGTTAGCGCCCTTGTCTCTGCTTGCTTTACCGCCCATGTTCAGCCGTAAAAGTCATTGGGCGTAACCTCGCCCATTGTAGCATTCTTGATTATTTCCATGTACTTAGGGCTAGGGATCTTGTAATCCTTGTGATCCAAACCTAAGCACCAACGCCGCACAACTGTTGCATGGGGCGCACCTATCTTATCAGCCAAGGCAGTATAACTCATGCCCTTTTTAAGCCGCCATTTTTCTAAGTTCATATTTTCTCCGTTGACATAATGTGTCTCAGTTATTACGAATGTAACACAAACTGTCAAGGATTTAACATGGGCTTTAAAAGCAACGCCAATACATTCAGCCGGTTTAACTTTAACTGGCACAGCAACCCAAGCACGCCTGACGCTTGGGCTTTCTTTGATAAGGCAGTGCTGCGCCCGGAGCGCAACAAGGCATGGGCAGTCATACGCGGTGATGAGGCTGGTGATGTTGAAGAGGCGCAAAGGATCTTGCGAATGCACGCTCATTACAAAGACGCCATTGGCTCTACGCAATACACCGACAATCCAAACATGGTCAGCGGCAGGGCAGCAGAGCATTACGGCACGATGATGCTGGTGGAAGATGCTACACCCGGCGAAGCATACGCGGATGCAATTAATCTGGTGCAGGGTTTTAAGGGCGGTGACTGGCGTGATGTTGAGAAAGATCAGCGCATGATTGCCAACAGAGAGCGCATCTATTTCAATGCAGAAGGCAAGCGCAGCAAAGAGCCTACGCATTCAGAGTTTCAGCTTGTGTGTGATAACGTTGTGCAAGGCTTGCGCGAAGCTACATCCGGGGCAAACAGAATTACCGGCCAGCATAGATTGGAAGGCAAGCTAGATGGTTGCGAGCTACCGTATCTAGGCTTTGGAGATTTCCAAGAGGGAACTGTAGAGCTAAAGACACAGTGGGATCAGGCATCTGACACTGACAACCCGCGTGCAAACTCACTGCCCAAGCAAATCAAAGCCCCGCACATGACGCAGCTTGCCGGGTACTGGAATATAAACAAGCGCATTCCAAAGATCGTTTACGCGAACCGGCTTGGATATGTTGTGTTGCAGCCCACAGAGGATGAGTTACACTTTGCGCTAAATGATATTAAGGTTGCCTGTCGCCGCAGAGAAAAGCTTATGCGGGTGGCAGACAGTATAGAGGATTTACTGAGTTTAACTAATCCTCAATTTGCAGACAGCTTTGTTTGGCGTGATCTACACCCAGAGATCAAGCGCAAAGCTAAACTTATGTGGAGCTAAAATGAGCAATTTAATAACGGCAATGGCAGAGGTTAATGACCTCAACCGCACGCATGGTATAGCCCAGCGCGGCGGCAAGAAATACACAGAGGTATTTGTGCGGGTGGAAGCATTCCGCAAAGCCTTTGGTACAGATCTAGGCATCAGCACAGAGGTTGTGTTAGATGAAGGAAGCCGCGTTGTCATGCGGGCAAGGATCTTAGATAAGAACAATCACGTGATCGGCAGCGGATACGCGGAAGAGATACGCGGGCAAGGCCATGTAAACAAAACATCTGCTTTGGAAAATGCTGAGACATCTGCCATTGGCCGTGCGCTTGCAAGCCTTGGCCTACACGGCGGCACATACGCCTCACTCAATGAGATAGATGCAGTGCAAAGAAAGACGCAGGCAATGGCACAACAGCCAGCACCAGCACCAGCACCAGCACCAGCACCAGCACCAGCACCAGCACCGGCAGCGCCTGCTCCATCAGACGCGCAGGCATGGTGCGCAAAAGCTTACGCTGAAATTATGGCGTGCAATACACGCGAAGAATTGCAGGCTTGGGATGACAAAAATGATCTAGCAATAGATGCATTGAAGGTAAATCATTCTGATCTGTTTAATCAACTACTGCCAATCTACACACAGAAGGAGAAAAGCTTTGGCTAATAGACCACAATTCGGAAACAGTAACTTCATGTTGCAGGGCTTTATGAACAACGGACAGCCCGTAGCAATGCGTGCATCTGGCTGGGTAAACACCCACAAGGATGATCAAAACAATCAGCAGGCACAGCAAGCCGCTGAGCAAGTACGGCAGCTTGTGATGCAGTACAACCTGTCTATCTCTGTGTCAGTAGACGCAAAGGTAGGTGATGATCCTAAGACTTGGCCTGCCATTGGCAAGATGTCTCTCTTTGCAAATAGACCAAGGGAAGATCAGCAGATGGCAGCGCCTGCACCAGCGGCTAACCCGTTTGCAGCGCAGGCACCGGCAGCACCAACAGCGCAGCCTAATCCGTTTGCCGCACCGCAGTCACAAGACAGCATTCCGTTTTAATGGATCTGCTTGATCGAATGAAAGAAGATGCAAAGCTCTGTAATAGGGCTTTGCGTAACCTTGAAGTAAGGCAGATAGATAAAAAGCCAGCAGTCAAAACACCCGGCCCTACACGCGGCCCCGGCTGGCGCAATGATCAGTTAAACAAAGATGAGATAGATGATATCTTGTACTTCACAAACAGGGGTTGGTGCGTTGCATCAATCGCAATCTTTGTTGGCGTAAGCAAAAGCGTAGTGCGAAATTATCAGCAAAGTTACTTGCCGTAACCCCCGCCCATGATCGACTTCTTAGGCTTCTTCTTGTTAGGCATCATACTTATCCTTCATCAATAGTGCTTCTACAAAAATTGAAACCTCATTGTCACCCGAACTAGATTTGGCCTCAAACTGAAAGTCATTCTTCTGCGCAATGCGAAACGGTATTTGCCGATCAAACGTTTGCATCCCTTCGCGCCACGTAGCCTCTGCCACGCGCAAAATACGCCCTGAGCTATTATCAATGCGGTTGCGGTAAGTAATGTACTTGTTGCCGTTTACCGTGCCAGAGGTAAGGCTAATCCGAAAGATGTACAGCGAATGCTTGGCCGGTACTGTATATACACAAGCCTGCGTTGTACCTGTGCCTGCCTCAATGAATGCGTATGTCGCGCCGCCATTGCTAATCGTAATGTCACCCACGTTAGACCCGGCCAAGATAACAGCGCTGTTTATTTTGTAAAAGCTGTTGGTTGTGGTTACAGCAGATGTGCCGTTCATCGTAATGATTTCAGCCAGCGCGTTGTATTCATCGTCAAGCCCAGAGATTAGCACAGCCATTGTATCAGACGCGCTTGCAGATACAGCGCTCATCTGTACGGCAGAGCCGGGATAGTCATACGTGCCGCCATCATTCCAAATGGTTTCGTAACTTGTACCTATAGATCTGTTAAACCCAAAGATGTTTACCGGCACAAGCTCAGGCAAACGCTCGCTCGCTATTTCTAGCAATGCGTGCGGGCTGTCTACATCTTCATGGAAGTAACCCATTACGCACTCTTCTTATTCTTGTTGATCAATGAAATGCGCTTACCTTTGCGCACCGCCTCTTGCTTAGAAGACGCACCCCAATCTTTTAAAGACTTGAGCAGAGGTGTGTCTCTGCCCTTCTTGTCCTTGGTTGGCCCCGGCATGTTACCCATGCGCTGCAAGAACGCAGCACGGCGCGGGCTGTTGCCAGTGCGCTCTGGGGATCTGCTCATGCTCTGCCTCTATTCATCATAGACCTAGGTTTCTTCGCAGTCTTTTTACTCTCTGCAAAATCTTTCGCGCTAGGCGCACCAGCTTCACCGGGGCTTCTCATGCGCTCGCCAGATCCAGCATCAATGCGCTTTTGCTTTGCGTGAATGTTTGCATATAGTCCTTGCTTCTTAGCCATTAGCCATCTCCAATGCTGCCTCTAATGTTTCTTTATTCCTGCGCGTCCAGCCATTACCGAAATGTTCAAAGGTTTTCAAACCCTCATAAAATCTTTGCCGCGTGTGATACACCGCTTCAATAATTTTATTTGGCTCTTCATTTGACACTGCCTGCAA